GGTCTAATCAAAAATTTTCAGAAAAGGCGGTTAAAAATGCAACTGAAATATATAATGGTATCAAACTTAAACCATCAGTAAAAGAGTCGGGATATGGCCTAATTTGGAAAAAAGATGAAGTTGGTGAACCGTTAGACATTAAGAAACAAAAGGTGCCGCAAATTGAGTATAATAACAATCCGTCCACTTATTCCGCACTTGCATCCGATAAGCTGTTTTTACTATCACATATCTCAAGTACCCCTGGGAAAAGAAAGATTACTCTATCCGATACATTATACGGTATTCCAACCGAAATGTTTACGAACGATATATTACCTAACACCTCAAGTATGGTAAGAGGTGAAGAGCTTCTTGAATTAATTAATCTTATTGTTAAATTCTTGATTACACATACTCACGCCTATCCAAACTTGCCTCCCGTGGAAATTACACAAGAAGGAACTAGTACTACAGATATATTGAATGAAATGCAAAACGCAGTTAAAAAAATCCTTAATAGCAATATTCGTTTGAATTGATATTTATAAGAAAAAGTAAATGTCGATTTTAAGGTCATACGTTGATAAGAACAACACGATTATTTCTAATTCATACGTCAATACAGCAAGAAACCCTGTAATTGAATTAAATTTTGGCGCTTCAGATAATATTGTTCCAAACTTTGGGTATACGAGATTACTTTTCGATTTGGATTTAGACCTCCTAATTGAAAATATCAATCAAGGTATAATATCCACAGGTTGTACAACAGGAATGACCCATGTATTAAATTTCACAAATACCTCTTCATTTGACAACGAACTACTTAATACTTTTATGTCCAACTCTAGACGAAGAGCGACATCATTTGATTTAATTCTTTTCAGAATACCAAAATATTCGGGCTCAACAGGTAATCCACAATATTGGGATGAAGGTGTTGGATATGACTATAACGATTTTAATTTATCCAAAAATAGCGGTCAGGGGGGACAAACTCCATTGACATACGTTGACCCCAGAGCTTATTCCACAAGACCCTCAAATTGGTATCAAACCACAACAATTAGTGGTTGGTCCGAAAATGGTGTTTACGATAATAAAAACGAAGGTGATGTAAATTATTCAGGTCTTACAATAATAGATACCCAACATTTCCAATATGGAAATGAAGATATTGAAATGGATATGACCAATGAAATTAATTCTATTATTGATGGAACCTTAACAGGTGTTACGGGTTGGGGAGTTGCTTATGTACCTCAAATTGAAAATATAACAGGTTTAACTGACAGTTATAGTGTGGCCTTCTTTTCAAAATATACACAGACTTTTTACCAACCGTTTCTTCAAACTACATATAACGACCTAATTTTAGATGACAGAAATAGTTTTCTACAAAATCAAACAAACAAACTTTATTTATACGTTTATCAAAACGGCGATGCAACAAATCTAGATTCAAATCCATTCGTTAGAATAGAAGATAGAAATGGCGTTGCGGTAAATGGTATGTCATCACTATCGACTTGTTTAAGAACGAGGGGTGTTTATGAAGTTGTTGTCCCAAATGGATTTTCAGGTTCCCCTGTACCTTGTATGTATTACGATGTTTGGAGTGGGTTAACAATAAACGGTCAAACAATTCCTAATATCACCAATCAGTTTATATTACAAGAATATTCTGCGGGTATACAAATAGGTACCAGTTCTAGAGAGCCAGAAAAATTCGGATTTGATTTTTATGGTATTTTACAAAATGAAAAAATTTTAAATTCTGATATAAGAAAAGTAGGTGTAACAATCAAAAAAGCTTACACAGGTCAACAACCTTTAAATAATATTACCGCATTTTATAGGGTATATGTTAAAGAAGGAACGACCGAAGTACAAGTCCAAGATTGGACAGAAATAAACAGAACTCCGAATGAGTATTATTTCATCTTTGACATGAGAGACAAAATACCAAATCAATATTATGTTGACATACAAGTGAATACAAGTGGAGAAAAGGATACTTATAAAAGAGAATTAACCTTCGAAATAGTAAATAAGAAATAATGAAAATTACAAAATTGACAGAAAAAGATTTAACAAGATTAGTTTCAAAAGTTTTATCTGAAGCAGAACAACAACATGAAAATTATATGTTTTTTGGTAATCTTGCCCAAATCAAAAGACAATGTGAAATGTTATTAAAAATGAATCCTGATATGATAGATGATATCATAAGCAACGGTCATGATTGGGCAGATGACCATGTAACAGAAGCGAAAACAAATATGGACCAAGTTTTTGATTTTTTCATGAATGAAAAAACGAAACAGGAACAATATGTTGAGTATGAAGATTTACAGGAAGGTAAGAAAAAAACAGGTTCCAAATTATGTGCAAGAGGTAAAGCAGCTGCAAAGGCAAAATTTAAAGTTTATCCAAGTGCTTATGCCAATGGATATGCCGTACAGGTTTGTAAGGGTAAAATGCCAGGTACCGACGGAAAAAAAAGATGTTCAGGTACCTATTGTTGATTTAAATACTTTCAATTATCTTTGACTTATGCAACAAAAGATAGTTGGGTATATTCCAAGGTTATTGTTTAAATTATATCTTTCTCTAAAAGATAAATTTGACCCTCGGCCACCAATAACGCATGAGGAACAATACTCTGTCGATATTTGTAATAAATTAATTGATAACCCAGACTCACAACTTACTTTAGCCCCAAAGTCTTTCAAAAGATTTATTAAAAATGATAATCTTGATATGTTTGTTGTAATACATAACAGAACAATTAATTTAATAAATCACGTTTATAGTTACAATGTCTATATTGAAAGTGAGGAACTATACATTCCACTTATCGATAAATTTGATTTTGAATTGGAAAGTAGAAGAGATGAACTAGAAAATCAAATCACAAATAATATTCAACATTCCCTGAAAAGTATTTTAGAAAAAATTAATTAGTATTTTCTCTCAAAACTTTTTTTATTAACTCTCTTACAGATTCTTTTCTTGGTTTGTATGAGGTCATTGTCGGTTTGTTTCCCGTACCTATTTTTGGGTCTTTTTTCTCCGCGTTTCTTTTCTGTTGACAAGCCGCCCTTTTTTGAGCATCAGACATTTTCGAAGCAACTCCAGCTGCTCTACATTTTGGATAACCCTTACCTTCTGCTTCAGGTCTCCCACAAGGAGGATGGCCTCCACCTTCTTTTTTTCTACAGATATTAACCCACGGTCCTTTAGGTTGTTTACTACCCTTTGGTTTTTTCTTGGTTCCAAACCAAACAGCCAAATCTTCTTTCAAAAAAGGAACTTCTAACATGGGTTCCCCATCCATTGTCGGATTTAAAGCCGAACCTTCTTCATCATTTTGACCTAAATAAAATTGCTTTAAGTAACCAATTTCTTTTGAAAGTTCCCTTGTGTTTTTTTCTTTTTCTATAATGTCTGGTAAGGGTTCTTTGAAATCGTCATCATAATCCTCGTACGCCAACTCAGCATTAATGAATGGTGAAACTTCGTCAGTAAAGGGACCAAGTTCTTGTTTTTCCCAAGGTTGTGGAATTAAAACCAAAGGCACTTTAAATTTTCCTGCATTTGCAGAACCCGTGGCTTCTTTTATTGTATTTTTTTTCATATATTTCACTATTAATAAATATCACTTATGGAAGATAATGAATTAGTAATTGGTCAATTATTTGATACAATACCCTATAAATCGAATGAAGATATCTCTGTCTTAATTGATAATATGACTTTGGCACAAAGTATTCATTTAATTTCACACGCACTTGAGATGTCGGTTAGGCACAACATTTATTCTTTACATGAACTAGAGGTTGTGTTAAAATCTATGAGAATTTTAAATAAATCTGTTTTTTCTAAACAAAATGACGGAACAAACCAAATCTGATTTAATTTCTAAAATAATAAAGTTAGAACTTCAAATAACGAAATCAATAATTGGGGGACATAAACCATCGGTAAATGACCAATTTCAAGAAATGAGAAGCGAATTAAACACTTTACGATGTTTGGTTTTTGGATACGAAAGTAATTATTGTAAAAAAAATTTGTGAGTTAACTAATTTTTTTATTTTTGTAAAAATTATTTTTATTCCACCAAAAATATTTTTTTAGGGTAAATTGTCAATCCATTCCTGTAGAGGTTGAGGATTGGTATTAAATTTCTGTCTCCAAAGGTCCTTTTGAGCACACTCTTCTTCGGTCGGGAGCTGACCATCAGGAAATGGTACGTCACACCTTTGAGCCCTCACAAATTGAATTATTTCAGTATAACACTGTGCAGAATAATAAAATTTTTCATTAATAAAAACGACATCCTCGACATCGTCAGGTCTCAAAATCGTTTCTACATAAGTAAGTCCTGTTGTTTCATAATTAAAATCTTCCATATTCATAAATATTAAAAAAATAAAAAAAGGGTCCCGAAGGACCCTTTTATATAGAGGTTAGACCATATTATCTCAACTCTCTCAAATCGAATGTTCTAACACCATCAACTGTGATTCTACCATAGAATCTGTTGTTAACCACCTTCTTAGCGTATCTAGTCATGATACCTTTGATTGGTGTGAAGTTGAATGGATTATACATTGTTGGAGTAAGTTGTAAAGGTACATATGGTGCGTAAATGTAACCTGTGTCAAGTAAAGATGTACCTTTGTGTCCCAATAACAATTGGTTAGCTGGGAAGTAAGGGTCTCTATAAACTTGATATCTACCTGCTAAAGTACCAATTCTTTCGATACCCATGTTGTATTGGTCTTGCTCAGGAGCTGCGTTCGAAACGTGGAAATACTCCAAGTCATCAAAAATAGCGCTGATTTCAGAAGATACAACAATCCAGTTTGCTCCACCTCTTAAAGTAGACTTATGGATTTGAGCCGAAATTTGGTTAATAGCCGTGATAAGAGTTTGGTTCCAATCCTTCTGTGTGTAAGGAACAGCACCGATAGAACTTAATCTTTTCCATCCGTTGTAATCCCATCTCAAGTTCCAAGCTGCAGCTTTTCTCAAATCTCTTAAGATTTCTCTATCGATTTCAGCAGCTACCTGCTCAGACAATAAAGCTGTCAATTCAGCTTCAGCGTCAATGTTATGGAATGCAGCAACGTCTTGTGCCATTTCAGGAGACCATTGTGCTCTTAATTTTCTTTCAGTCACAGAAACTGTTACTGACATAAGGTCAAAGGAAACCTCACCAATCTTATCTTCGAACTCGAGGTTCTTGTATATTTTGTAAGTTCCAGTGAATGCGTCAGCTACAGCTGTAGAAGATGAGAAAGAAGAACCTGTGTAACCGTCAAGAGAACCACCACAAGAGATACATACAGGAACCTGTAAGTCTACCTCAAGATAGATTTTTCCTTCAACGTCGCAAAGGTCATCATACTGTCCACCACCAGTTCTACTGTTAGGGAATACTGCAGTTGCGTTGTTGTTACCGTATTGAACGATACCTTTACCATATCTTTGAGTTACCACTCTGAAAAGATAGTTGTTAGATGTGTTAGCCGAAGTATAAACGTTTCCTGCTTTACCTCTGATTTGTAAATCAGCAAGGAAAGATTCATTATCGATTGGGTTACCATCTGGTCCAATCAATTTACCAGCACCATCAGATGCAAAACCTGACATAACTATAAGAACTTTTCTATAGTTGTCAGTTGAATATCCTGAAGGAATAAGAGAATCTCCAACCCATGCTACAGTAACAACTGTACCTGTGATTGCTGACCACTCACCTTTAGAATAATCATAAAGACCTGGAGGGTCTAAAGCTGGTTCATTACCTTCATAAAATCTATCATAAAGGTCTTTAGTGTTGTTGTAGTCATAACCATCATTTGGTGTTTGACCTGCAGTTGCATTTGGTGCTCCATAAGGTGCCCAGTGCGTAGCGTTATTCGCTGTTTCAGTCTCATAAGACTGAATGTTAGGTACAAAATAGAACAATTTACCGATTGGTAAGTTCATAGCTTGTACTGATACGATATCGTTAGCCAACAATTTAGAGAAAACTCTTCTTACGATTGGAAATACAACAGTTTCAAATGCACCTGTATCAGATGTAGATGAAGCTTCGTTGATTAAGTAAGAAGCTTGGTTCTCATAAAGTTGAGCAACGTTCTCTTTCAGGTGACCTTTAAGACCCTCAAGGAATCCTAATTTGTCCCATTTGTTGATAGTGTCTTCTTTGATAACTTTGAGGTGCTTAAGACCGATGTTACCAACAAGACCTGATTCTAATAATGCTCCCATTTTTTTGAGTATTTTAGTTTTAGTTTATTATTTTTTAACCAATCTTTGACATCAAATCTCTCATTCTCAAGAATTGAGGATTCTCATATGTTTTAGATTCGATTAATGTTGTCGCCGAACCTGAAGAAACTTGTTTATTAATTTTGTTTTCTACAGTTTCATTGATTGATTTAGTTTCACTTTTTGAAAGTTCTTCTCTGATTGATTTATAAAGATTTTTAGATTCTTTCAAGCTTTCAACAGAGTCAAATCTTCTTAAAATGTTTATTTTTTCTTTTTTAGTTGTTGAGTGTTCAGTGAAAAGTCTAGTCGCGTAAGCTAAATTAGAATTGAAGATTGCAACTTCATTTAATTTATCTCTGAATACATTCAAAGCTTTTCTATACTCTTCGTTCTTTTCTCTCAACAAACTAACTTCTTCTTGCAAACTTTCTTTAATATTGATGTTGAATTTTGAGTGAGCTCTTTGTTTTGGTAAACCGCCCTTTCTAAAATCAGAACCACTACCTAAAGTTCTAGCTGATTCTTTAGTTTCAGCTTTCTTTACAATTTTGTTTTTACCAACCTCAGCGTTTTCGCCCTTACCAAACTTTACTTTTTTAGCGTTTCCAGTTCCTACAGATTTAGGACCTTCCTTCATTTTTTCACTGAATCCACCTTTAGTTTTTTCATATGAAAATTTAGGACCATGTACTTTTTTCTCACCTTTAACGCTAGTTTTTTTTGCTTTCTTGTGGTTGTAAGCTTCGTCCAATCCTTGGTCGTCGTCAGAATATTCCATCATTTCGAGTTCAAATTCTTCTTCATCAGACTCTTCGTCTTCATCAGATTCTTCGTCTTCGTCAGAACTCATATCGAATTCCATACCAGACTCTTCGTCTTCGTCAGAACTCATATCGAATTCCATACCAGACTCTTCTTCTTCATCAGACTCTTCGTCTTCGTCAGAATCGTCAAATTCTATTTCGTAGACCATTTCTTCGAGGTCTCCATCTTGACTTTCCATCTCGTCCATGTTCGGATC